GTCTTAGCTGTCATATCGGGTATCCATTTCAAATTCTATTAGTATGGGTTCGATTGATCTGTAGAAGTGTTTCTGAAACTCATAGGCTGCATCAAAGGAGACAAACGGGATCTCTTCATCAAACATAACTTTACTTGGGTTTCTTTCTTGGGGATCTTCTACTCTACAGTTTAACCAGTAATTACCATCTTCGTCTTCATAGGGGCCATCAAGAACACGATGGACTTTAATCAGGATTGTAGTAGCCATTCGTCGGGTATCCTTTTATCTGCGTACAAGAACCCATGCTTATTGCACCAATCCCCATATGTACTCTTCGCACCTTTATACAACTTAGACCTAGAGTTAGAGAAGACAAACCTTATGTCGAGGAAGGGGTGTTGTCTCTTGATTACTAGATGCTTCTTCCTATCTGCTGCTACAAACCTGCCCTTGGATTCTATAATGATATTATTAGGTAATTTAAAGTCAGGGGTGTAAGTCTTGTTCTCAATAAGTTGCCACTGAACTTTTAGCTTCTCATATTCAAACTCTACACCTCTATCTTTAAGATCCTTAGCTATGTCATCTTCTAAACCAGATCTGTAGCCGTTCTTTATTGCATGTCTTCTACGTTCACTGGTGGTTCCCATAACTCCCCTTCCTTACGTCTTAACCAGAGTAACCTTCCACACTCTATGGCATGGTCTCTATCCCCTTTGTAAGCTTCAAGGGCTGCTTTCCAGAAGTCTTCCTCTGTCTTACAGTCCTTGTATATCTGAACGGCTTTCTTAGGGCCAATTCCAGGAGCGCCACCTATGTTATCTACCTTATCGCCTGTCAATAACTGAGTATAGAAAGACCTTACAGCCTCTTCTTTACTGACTTTTGTAAAGGTCTCTTTAGTTAGGTTGTAGTGATGACAGGGTATTTGCATAAAGTCCTTATCTGTGGAGGCTATGGTAGTGCTAGGGCCAAGCCTAGTTGCTTCTATGGCTATAAGATCATCTGCTTCTTCTCCTTCGCTAGTGATAGCATTGTAGTTTACAGTTAAGTAATCCCTGATGAGAGGCAGGTATCTGGGCTTTACTGCTGCTACTCTATTACCTTTATAGACCTTCTTAGTAGCTATGGAATACCTGAAGTTACCTTTGCCTGTAAGGTAGACGGTGTACTCATCGGGAAGACTGAATAATGTAGTTTTATCCAGTATATCCCCCATAAGCTCATCTACCTTACTCTTGGCATCTTCAGGAAAGTCTTTCTCAGTAACATGCGCTGCACGATAAGCTACAATGTCACCGTCAATTAAAACCTTCCCATCTATCATCAGAAGCTCCCAAAGACCATCTTACCATCGTCCTTCTCAAAGGCTACATCTGTAACATAACAAAACCCAGCTGACTTAGTTGCGTCAGTATATGCGTTAGATAAGCCCCAGAGATCATCTATGTTGTGACGTTCAATAACATTCTTACCCTCAAACCCATCGTCTTCACTGTCGCTCTCAAAGATGATTGTTACCTTCATTTGACTACCCCACCATAAACATTTTATCGTCTTCAGTTGGCTCTCCTGAAGTATAGGGTACATGCTCAGTGATACCTACATTAAGAAGACGTACACCAGCACCATTAGAGTAAGTCTCAAATTGAACCTTGGCTTTAGTGCCGTTACCTAGCGGCCCATCTTCCTCAAAGCTCCACAGTGTCTTCTTGTCCATACCATTCGTAAGATTGACAATGTTTGGTGCGCCACCATAGTCCTTCTCAAAGGGCTTACCGTAGCGGTCAGTAAAGTTCTTAACGTCTTTAACCATACGCTTGAGCTTCATGTATTTACCAATACCATACTGAGCATCTCCATCTATAATACGGGGACTGTTCATTGGCTCTGGATCTAACCCATCCTCCAAGAGTTGGCTGATCTGATCTGGGTCTGTGAAGTAGCCTTGTACAATATACTGACCGCCTTTATCAGCAATACTCTTAGCCACACGGTTACCTTTAGGGTCTCCGTAATCAGCGTTCTCAGGGAAGACTTTAGCGTATTGTAGTACCATATCCATTGTGTATTTAGCCATGTGTCGAGTTCCTTTTCGTTAGGGCTGTATTATATATTAGGCACCTAAAAGTAGATTTAACAAGCGCCTTTGAGTATTTTTTTACACTTTAGTGTATCTCTGCATAAGTGTTGCCAAATTGCACATCTGTACCTAATGGTACGTTCAAACTTAGCTCTTTATTAAGTTGAGATACTGCCTTTTCCATCTTATCTTTTATTGCTGTTTCTCCCCCTTCTTCTACCAAGGCAATAACCTCATCGTGAAATTGTCCAATAGTCTTAATGCCTTGCTTCCTACAGGCAGCCACCCAACTATCAAAGCAGAAAACACCCGTGCCTTGGTTTAGAGTAGAGAACCTGTCCTTTTCATTACGGAGGCTATACCAGAAGTTAGATACTGGGTTCCATAGCCAGAAACCATCTAGGCATTCCTTGACCTTAGCACTTTCTGCAACCTTCTGTACTGACCAATTACGTGACCAGAAGGCATCTTTGAGTGACCTAGCCTCACGTAAACTCATACCCGTCTCACGGGCCAGCTTATCGGCTCCTATGCCATATGTAGCACTGTAGTTCACTACCTTGTAGTTCTTACGAAGGGCTTTTAAACTACGCTCACCTGAGTTATGTTTGTCAATGTCCTCCTGTGTGATAACACCAGCGTGTTTAGCTAAGTCTAGGTGTGGATCAAAGCCATCTCTACTCATTTCAGCTACATAATCGGGGTCTAGGGGTTTCATGTAGTGACGCTTGGTTGTATCCTCTAGGCTAGTCATGTCAGCCCCGCATAAGGTGTATCCATCAGGTGCAGTCAGACACCCACGAATCTCAGCACCATAGGGCTTTTCCACTGAGGGTAGGTTGACTAACGGTCTTGCATGACGGAAGCGCAATGTGTTGGTAAATCCTGCGATTGTTGCTTGCACGTATCCGTCACACTCTGCATCAACCATGCCTTTAAGAACAGAAATACGATGGCTGAGAACAGAAAGCCCGTCAAGAAGGTGTATAGCTTTGTCGTAAGGGGCCAATCGTAAGACTGAGGGGCATAGTTCTGCATCCTTGCGGATTTGCGGAATACTTCTTTCATTCTTGCCATCCTTGTCCTTAACATATTTGTGAGTAGCTGGCTCCCACCCTAATTTATACAGCCAAGATTTTACCTGATCAGGAGAGTTAGGATTAGCTCTCTCAACTTTATGCAGCACTTGCATCTTTGTTGTAGTAACTGGAACTTTATATTGTCTACAAAGAGTCACCCAATTCTCACCAGCTACAGACAGCTCCCCATTCTTCTTTTCCATTGCTAGGGGTCTGTTTGCCATCTTATACCTTTTTACTTCTGGCATAGCGTCAGCTAACTGCTCAATCTTCTCAGCCTTGAGTGTCTCCCATACCTCTAAGTGTGTACGAGCTTTAGTCACGTCCAATTTCCACTGAAGGGCCTCTTGCTCCGCTGCACACTCCATCTTAAAGGTCAAGTAGTCTATAAGACGAGCCTTGTTGTACTCATCATCATACAGCTTGTTTAGTTTCTTATCTAAAGTCTTCCACAACTTTGAGTTGATCTTAACGTCCTCTTCACAACGGTGAGCGTACTGTTGCGGTGTTAGACTTTGCCAGTCAGTAATCTTAGGTTTAGGTATCCCATAGTCTTCGCCATAGCTCTCTAGTCCGTGCTTGCCACGGTTGTGATCTACATACCAAGCTACAGCTAGGGTATCTATTAGACGAGCCTTAACTTTTATATCTAACACTTTTTCCACTGCGGGGATGTCAAACCTGACAATGCTATGCCCTACGAGTGTATCAACCTTAAATACCTCACGCATCTCATCGTAGTCGTGTGTTGAGTTTACTGTCTTACCTAAGTCATCTGACCAAGATACTACGTGGATCTTTGTGCTATTGAAGCCATCTGTTTCTATATCAAATATTCTCATTATATTCCTCTCATTAATTCTGGTGTCTCTAGCATCATGTCTAGCTGCGGATGATCTAACTCCTCAAACTCTATGTCACAGAAGTTACCACAGTCAGGCATGACTATTTTTTGTTTGTGTCCCTTTTGAGGGTCAAGCTCATCTAAGAAAACCCCTCTTAAACAAGAGTTGCCTACCTCTCTTTCAACCTTTGCCATCCTATCGAAGTGTTCGGGAAAATCCACTCTGATCTTATTCCAGTATCCTGCACCACCCTTAACACAACCAATACAGTTATTATTTTTGTAGCCCAACTTATACATGGTTGGCACTTCTATATTAGCCCCCTGTAAGAAGTATAGACACTCAGGTTTAGTCATCCTCTTTTCTATAAGGGGGAAGAAAGGTTTAGCATCTGGGTACTGCTCCTTGAAGCGTATGGCTCTGTTGACTTCTTTCTTACTGTACTCAAATCCAAAGATCTGACCCCTGTAGTCAAGCTCCTTCTCTAACCTTTGGCGAACACGCTTCTTTAGAACAAGAGTACACCTAGCTCCAGCTGGACCATTAACATACTTGTCTTTACTTATTACATCAAACTGATCCTTGTACTTTTCTGGCGCACGTTCAGTGATTATCTCACAACCATACCATTCTTCACACTGCTCTTTAAACCTAGCGTTATCACTATGTGCAGAATCAATGCCAAAATAGATAGGCTTAACCTCATCACCAAACTCTTGGATAGCAAGCTTAGTTGCGACCGCACTTGTAACACCTGCACTCCACCAAGATATTATCATTAAAGTACCTCTCTTAACATAAACGTATCAGTGCTGAATCTCAGCTTACCGGCCTTGCCTTCGATGGAACAGGGTCGGTTTTTTTGTACCTTAATCAATGTAGTATTCCTCTCTTCTAATGTGTCAGCTTCCTTGTCCCGCTCTAAGTCTAAGACTACAGAAGCCCTCTGACCAATCATCTTGCAATACTTAGGATCTCCATACTCATTGGTGTGAGCAATAGTTACAATACCTA